GCCTGTTTTGGTGTGAGCTTTCGTCCGTATAACTCAATCATCGGACTGCTCGTCTTCGATCCAGAAGTTGATTTGCACGCGGTTGCCGTAGTTATCGACATCGCCTTCGTCGTAGTTGTGCTTGACGTTTTGTGGCGCGTACTTCAGCCACTGGGCAAACTTGCTGTCTTCGTACAGGTCTTCACTCTTGAACGGAGCCATGATTTTGCGTGTGACGTAGATCTCGCCTTCGTACATATCACACCAGTTCTCGCCTTGTGCGATGTGGAAAGGTGAGTCGTGATCGACCGTGTTGACGTGCTCTAAGAAATGGCAAAGCAAGACATCGAAGTCTCGCAGACTAAGCTGCTCTCGCAACTCAAACGGATCGTCTGCTTGGAACCGTTTATTGTGAAGTTCACGCAGCGCCTTTCGGCAAGCCTCAAGGCTTTTCTCTTGCTCCTCAAACCGTCCCTGCTTCACTTCCAACTCGAACAGAGCGGTTGTTGCTTTTGAAAGCTCGGCTTTGAGTTTCTCGTTTTTAGTTGCCAGCTTGTCCATTTCTTCAAGCCGTTCCTGGGCTACGGCGGTGAGAGCTTCGATCTTTGCGTTCTTGGTTACATAAGCCATTTTGTCATCCCTCCTTGGATGGTGTTGTTGTGTGCGCTTTTTTGTTAGCGCAGGAGGGATACTCAGTTATGTAAGTTTACTTGTCAACAATTTTTATCAACTATGTTTTGACACCACCAAAACAGGTCATGCTCTTCCATATTGTGTTTCATTAAATTTACGCGCAGGCACACTAGCTGCACGTTTCGAGGGCTGAAGAGGTAACCTTTGTCTTGGTCGATTCGGTCAAGAGACACGTTCATGTCTTTGCCCTTGCGGCCCTTCCCGTCCTTTGCCGCTTGCATCCGCACACCGGAAAGAGCGCAGCGCCCACCTTGCTCGTGCCATATCTGCATCACGCGGTCTATGTCGATGTCCCATTCAAGACCACGCTTCTTGGCACCGTGCTTTGCCTTGCTAACGGTATTGCGAAGGTAGTCCCTGGGGCTGTTGTTTTGTGTTTTTTGCTCTGCGATCCTGCGACACGCTCGGCATGTTGGTTCAATTGACCCATCTGGCCTTTCGTAGAACAGATGGATTTGCTTGTCCTCCCCACAGACAGTGCAAGTCTTTGATTTCATTAAAGAATTATACTAGAACGGCACTTCATCGTCGCCCCAGTTACTGGGGTCTAACGGATCAAGCCTATCATCTTCAGTCCACACCACCGCGATACCTAAGTACGCCTCAAAGTTTTCCCGCGCTTGCCTCAAAGCCTCTAACCGTATCGCCCTGAAACGGGCTCCGCCTGCACGCTTGTGAACCTCTTCTTGGTAAATGCCGGTCTTGCGTAGCGCCTTCCAGAAACTGTTCTCTCTCACAACGGTCTCGTATCGACCCTTTACGCTTGACGTGTAGATGGCGTAAAGCTGGGTCTTGCTGACCTCTTCGCCAAACTGGAGCGACTCGCCTGCGATCTTGTGCTCACGGAATTCTGCGTTTTGCAGACTCGACAACAAAAACGCATCCACACCGCTCAGGTTCTCCAGCTTCTGTTCGTCCAGCGCATCGGTCTGCGGTGCCTTGCGGACATTGACCGATGACAGGTCGAAGTGCTTGAGGTAGTAGAGCAGCGCAGAGCCACCACCGTTGTGGAACCAAGAGTCAAGCGCCTCAAAGTATTTGCTGTCTTCTTTGCGCTTGGCGCTGATGTCGAACACGGCGAACCGCCGCTCGTCCAGCGTTGCAGGCACAACGAAGTCATCGTTACTGGTGAACACAATGCGCGTGTAGTTTGGTGCCATGTAACCGTCCACGCCTTTCTTCTCTACGAAAATCTGGCTGGCGGTGAGTAGGTCTTTGAGCGCCGACTCTGCTGCCTTGGCACCGGCCCAGTACGCTTCTTCGCCGCACAGCAGTAACGTCTCTTGCAGGTGCTTGTTAAAGTTGCCGGTGATGTGCTCTGCCTTGCTCGCGCTGGTGAAGTGGCTTTTGACGAGCCAGCCCAGCAGTTCGGCAAACTTCGTCTTGCCTGTGCCCTTCAAGCCTCTAAGCACCAGACCGATGCCGATTTTGACTTGTGGCTGCTGAACCATCTGAGCGCACCACGCGATGATCCAGTTCGCGTTTGCGACGTTTCCGTCCGCTATTACGTCCGTGATGAAGTCGATCCACGGCTGTACGTTTCCCTGTACAGGCTCGACTGACCAGCCGCGCCACAGGTTGTACTGGTTGATCGACTCGCCGTCAGGGCTGAACGCCAGACCGGCGGGGTATGTCTTGCGGTCTTCGTGCTCAAGCCACATATCGACAAGATTCACTAACCTGGGCGTCTTGCCCTCATAGCTCATAACTCGTTGATTTTGAAACTCTTTTCTTACGTCTTCTAAGCCGTACAGGACTGTGCGGTCTTGGAAAATATCATCGCGCACCACCCGCGCATGGCCTTCAACGAGCACCAGCGACCAGTGTTCGAGCATATGGGGTAAAACCCCATCGACCTTTTCCCGCATATTTTCTTCGGCTTTTTCTTTATTGGACAGGGAAGCCACATACGCCAGCGTAACCGGCACCTTGCCGTTGCTGTCGAAGCTGTCCCAACGCTTTTCGCACTCGCCTTCTTTGAACTTCTCACCGTCAGCAGACCATTCGGCCCAAAGCTGTAGACCCTCATCTTCACCGTCGAAATGGTGGTGCAGCGCCATGCCTATGCGGAACCAGTGATCGTGGTCGATGTCTGGATCGACGGAAGCCAGCATGTCTCTGACATCATCTTGGTCAGCCTCGAACTTCGGGCGCAGTGCCAACAGTTCGTCGTACTCACCGGCACTACTGTCGGTGCCTTTACGGCTTTCCTGCCAACCGGCCTCGTGCGCTTTGCGCTCGAAGAACGCGACAAACTTCTGCGCCATGTCTTCAGTCAGTTCTGGCAGTTCCGAGTGGTTCACACTGTCGAGCGATGCGTATGACTTGAGCCAGCGATATGGCTTCTGCGTGTCGGGGTGGATGCCGAAAGCCACAAATTGCTGACCGTCACCGAGCACCTCGACGGCGTGCTTGTTGCCTTCCTGGCACTCAAACTCAGCCGATTTGATCTTCTTACGCGGGTTTCCGCGATAGGCGAACAGCATCTTCGGCTGGTTACCGATCCGCGCTGCGGCTATGCCGACATTCTCTTCCAACCACGCTGCCAGCTTCTTCACCATGCTGACGTTGCGGCAGTCCACATCCACGGCGATGGTGTTTTTGCACAGCACACCGACACCGCTGTCAGGCCATTCGGCAGTCCAGCGTTCTAAATCATCATGCGTAGCGTCGGCTTTCTGCCATTCATCTATGCACGGATATTTCTTGCCCCTTTTTATGGGGATGATTTGATACCCACGGTCAATCAACCGTGCGCCTACTTCTTCCAACATAACTCCCCCGTTGTATTAGTTGTTGTCTGCTAATTCATCGCAGAAATCCGCCCAATCTCGACATTTATCAGCAGCCATCTCAAAAAAAGATGCTGTAAGACTGAACGCAGCCTCAAACGCTTTAGCTACAACAGCCAAAGATGTGTAAACCTTTTTCATCGTTATCCTTTCTGCCATTCCGTGGCTAACTGTTGAGTTGTGGCGACAAGTTCTGGGCACAAAGACCGCCAAGTCACCTCGCCATTCGTCAGCATCTCAATCTGACATGCTCGCGCAGCAGGCACTTCGCCTGATGTCCGCCATTTGCTGATCGCTTGCTTGGTCACATCCAGCCTACCCGCCATGCGGTTAAAGCTGCTGTTTGCGAGCAAGTAGCAAGCACGGTCTAACTGCTCGACTGCGTGCCGTCGATTTGGGTCTGTTTGGTAGACCATTTGCCTCGTCTCCTTTTAGTTGCGATTAGCGGTTGACAAGATAACGGACACATAAGTATCTTTGCAACCTGAATTGTCATATTCAACATTTAGTTGATTTCGGGAGGTTAGCAAAACTGTGAAGCAAACAGAACTCAATCTGGACGAGCCTGCTCACGCTGAACTAAGCGCAAGCTCGGCTCACCGTTGGATCGCGTGCCCTGCCAGTGTGCAGGCCAGCCGTGGAATGCCTGATAACTCAGGTCAGGCGGCAGAGGAAGGAACAGCCGCGCATGAACTTGCAGAGCAGTGCCTCCGCACAGGCGTAGAGCCGCACGAATACATCGGCAACGAGTTTAACGGGTTCCGCGTTGGGCAAGAGATGGCGAACCTTGTGAAAATTTACACGGACTACTGCCGCAGCCTGCCGCAAGGCTTCACCTTCGTAGAGCGCAAAGTCGATTACTCCCTGTGGGTTCCAAACGGTTGGGGCACGGCTGACTACATCTCTATCAAAGAAGGCGAAGCGTGGGTCGTTGATCTGAAGTTTGGCCGTGTGCCGGTTAAGGCGGACTGCGACCAGTTGAAATGTTACGCGCTGGGTGTGCATTACGAGTTCGGCTTCGACTCGCAGATTGACACCATCCATATGACCATCGTGCAGCCGCGCCTTGGTTCAATCGACACGCACACCATGAGGTGCATATGAGTCAGACGGGCCTACTGAACTGGGGGCGCACTGTTCTTGCCCCAGCCGCCGAAGCTGCGTTAAGCGAAAACCCTGAGTACAACGCTGGCGAGAGCCAATGCCGCTACTGCAAAGCTGCGCCGACGTGCAAAGCATTATCCGAATACAACATGGAACTGCTGCAAGCGGCGATAGATGAGCCGATCACACCACCAGAGCCAGAGAAGCTGACGGTTGAGCAGATAGCAAAGCTGCTGCCAGAGCTTGGTCTCATTAAGTCGTGGTGCGACAAAGTTGCGGCCTACGCATCGGAGATAGCGCAGGAAGGCACAGAGATAGAGGGCTACAAGTTAGTCGAGTCGAGAACAAACAGGCGTTGGTCAGACGATCAAGAAGCGATCCGAGTGATGCAGCGCCTAACGAATGAGCCGGTATATGCGGCCAAACCAATTTCGCCAACCCAAGCAATAGGAATGCTGGGAGCGAAATGCGATGACGTGAATGCGCTCATCGTTAAACCGGCAGGGAAGCCGACCCTAGTGCCCGAATCTGACAAGAGACAGGCGTTAGGAAAACCAGCGGATCTGCTAGATAAATTGGACTAAATAGGTAAATAGGTATGGATAAGACAGTAGTCTTAAAAAACGTGCGTTTGTCGTTTGCTGACATTTGGCAACCAAAGGCTTTCAACCCAGGTTCGCCACCGAAGTATTCGTGCAACTTCTTGCTCGACAAAGAGACTCAAGGTGACCAGATCAAAGCCATTGAAAAGAAGATGGCAGAGATGGCGATGGACTTCTTTAACGGGAAACCGCCGAAGGGGATCAAACGCTGTTTGGGTGATGGCGAGGATAAAGCCTACGAAGGCTACGACGGTCAAATGTTTATTAGCGCAAGCAGTAAACGGCAGCCTGAGATTATTGACCGCGACAAAAGCCCACTGGTAGAGCTTGATGACAAACCTTACAGCGGTTGCTACGTCAACGCGGTCATTGGGCTGTGGGTTCAGGACAATCAGTACGGCAAGCGTGTGAACGCGAACCTTGATGTGATCCAGTTCCAGAGTGACGGTGAGCGGTTCGGCGGTGGTGGTGGCAGCAAAGCTGATTTGCTTGATGACATTAACGATGAAACCGCAGCGGATGTTGCTTCCGAAGCAGAAGACTCGTTTTTCGAGTGATCATCTCAATCGACTTTGAGACCTACAGCGAGTGCGACATCCGCTCCGCTGGCGCATACGCCTACGCAGACCACCCCTCCACAGAGGTGATCTGCTTGGCGTGGCGTGTCAACGAGGAACCCCCAGAGCTTTGGCTTTGGGGTGACCCTCCACCCGTCGAGCTTTTCGGCTACATAGAGAAAGGCGCACAAATCTGGGCTTGGAACAGCTTCTTCGAGATGTGCGTTTGGAACCTTGTCCTGAAGTGGCCTCTCATTCCGTATGAGCAGTGGAACGACACCGCAGCCCTTAGCTCCGTACAGGCTTACCCCCGTGCGCTGGGAAACTGCGGCAAGTTTTTAGGGTTGGAAGGTGACCAAGCGAAAGATAAGCGCGGCAAGCTGCTGATTCAGCGGCTGTGCAAACCACAAAAAGTAAGGGCCAAGCGTGCGAAATAGAGACCCTGAACTGCTTCAAGAACTGCACGACTACTGCGAACAGGATGTTGTTGCAGAAAGCGAGATACGAAAACGCCTGCGCGATCTGCGCGGGTTAGAGCGCAAGATATGGGAGCTAGACCAGAAGATTAACTGGCGAGGCGTGCGCTTAGATAAAGAGAACATTCAACATGCGTTGGCGATCATCGCTGACGTAGAACAAAAGCTAAACGCAGAAGTGTTTGAGCTTACCGATGGCGAAATGTCATCGACCAGCAGCCGCGCCAAAGCTCTGGATTGGATCAATCGCCAATGTGTGTCGATGGACAGCTACGACAAAGCTGCTGTCGTTTGCGCGCTCGAAGGTGCTTGCCCTCCCAAGGTCGAGCGGTTCCTGCAAATCCGACAGGCGCTGTCACGCAGCAGCACCAAGAAGTACCAGGCGATGCTGTCCTGCCTTGGCCGAGACGGACGGGCTCATGGCAGCATGATCTACCACGGCGCTGCTACTGGTAGATGGACAGGCCGTCACTTCCAGCCGCAGAACTTACCGCGACCAACAGTCGATGATGTTGATGCGGTTATTGATCTGCTTAAACACAGAGACCCTTCACTGTTTCCATGCGAACCGATGGAGGCACTGTCCAGTTGTTTGCGGGGAATGTTGATTGCCAGCGAAGGTAATAGGCTTATCGTCAGCGACTACAGCGCCATCGAAGCGCGTGTGATTGCGTGGTTGGCCGGTCACGACACAGTGTTGCAGTCGTTTCGTGACGGCCTTGATCTGTACAAAGTCACAGCGTCAGAGATGTACGGAATTGCGTACAGCGACGTGGACAAAGACCAACGATTTCTCGGGAAGGTAGCCAGTTTAGCACTTGCCTATCAGGGTGGAGTTCGTGCGTTCCAGAAAATGGCACAGAACTACGGCACCGATGTCGATGAGCCTACTGCCATCAAGATCAGAGACGATTGGCGTGCAGCTAACAAGCCGATAGTTAAGTTG